GACACAACATGGCAATTTCACCTAACGACACCTTTACATCGGGCCAGATTTTAACGGCTCAGGAATGTAACCAGTTCCCTTTTGGCGTAGTAGCAATAGGCACAGCAACAGCAACCGACAACTTCACATCAGAAGAAGTAGAACTCACAACAACAAGTTTCACTGCAATTGCTAATCGTTACTACCGCGTTACTTATTTTGAGCCAAAGATGTATCGGACCACTGGAGAAAGTGAAGTTACGATGAGAATACGATTAAATACTATTGGCGGTGCAGTTCAACAATCGTCAATCGTTACTGTAAGTGGAACTTACGGTCAAGGGCAATCAATGAGCCTTGTCAAAACGTTTACCGCTGGTGCAACAGTGCTTGTTTCAACGTTGGAAGGTAGCGGTGGAACAAACACAGCCGAGCGTTCAGCAACTTCATTTGCCTATTTGCTTGTTGAAGATATTGGCCCTGCATAATGCGTAAAAGCCTAATTCTATTGGTCTTTTTAGGCTCGCTCACCGCTTGCGCAGACCGTGAACGCCTCAACTGCCCACCAACCAAAAACAAAGCGTTGCGCGGCGTAACCGAAACAATCACCCCAACAACCGCAACACAGCGATACGGCACAGGAGGCAAATGCGTATGAAACCACAAAACAGACTAAGCAACGAAGAAATCAAAGCGCGACTTATATTTATCGTTGCCATCGGATTAACACTTGCGTTTCTTGTTTCCATCTTGGCTCTGCTCTTCGGATTGCTATTTGTAACACAACCGCTAGATGTCTCAGAGAATGACAAATCTGCGTGGGCAGTATTATCACCAATGCTGGCCACACTCACAGGGGGGCTTCTAGGAGTTCTCGCAGGCAACGGCCTTAAAGACAAACCGAAAGACCCACCACAACCATGAGCAAATACACCGGCACCTCTGATGGCGTAGCCACAGCTAAACGACCAGGCACAGAACGCTTCGTGCTTCTCTGCAACAAAAGATGGGGCTTCAAGAATCTGGGCACTTGGGTGGTGCGAGACATCAAAGGCAAGCCAGGCTCTATGAGCGTTCACAGCACCGCAAGGGCACTAGACACTTCCTACGGGACAGACAAGGCAGCAGGCAAAGAGGCCATTCTGTGGTTCGTTCAACATGCAGCTGCCCTTGGTCTTGAGGAGGTTCATGACTATTCAGGGATCACCAAGAAAGGCTGTGAGACCTGGGGGCGTGGATGGCGTATTGGCAGGGGCTGGAAGGATTGGACAGCCGAAGACAACGGTGGCTCACAAAAGGGCACTTGGATACATTGCGAACTTGCACCCAAGTATGCTGACATGTCGCCTGGAGACTATGAAGCCGTATGGCGTAGTGTGCCCAAGCCGTAAGAACTCCCAGCTCGTTTGAGCGTGGCTGGGGCTAGGTGGTGGGTTTCTTTGTTTCCATTGGGAAATCCACCACTGACTTCGCCCTTTGTGTATAGTGAGATCTAGTCACTCAAATGACTCCAACCACAAAGGAAACACAACATGCCCAAGATCATCTTCGATATGCCGTTTGACATGCCACTCTTTAGGTCTTCAGACCCTGACACCTCACGCCAGATAAAACCAATCAGCATTAAAAGTCACCGTGGCATCCTTCTTGCTATTTACGCTGGAAACATCAGCGGTCTCACAGACGAAGAGGCAGCCTCCATAGCTGCTTCTCGAGGTCACACCATAAACGGCTACTGGAAGCGCTGTGCCGATTTACGCAACCAAGGTCTCATCCAGGACTTAGGCATCAGACGCGAGCTCTCAACGGGCTCTCAGGGCATGGTATGTGCCATAACGCGCTTTGGTCTTGACATCGCTACGGGCTGTTATGACTGACACCCAGTTCATATACAGTTTCATCATGGGATGGGTCAGTTGCTGGCTGTTCCTCAAAATGATGGCCAATAGACCATGAGCCAAGAACCTGCCCATTGGGGCTATACCGTTCTACGCTCTAAAGACAAATTACTCATGGTTCAAATCTTCACAGATTTATCCACAGGCCTGATTGAATACTCCCAAGTGTGCCAGCGTGCACAGTCTTGGCATTCATGGGGGCCGCCAACAGAACTGGACAAGTGCTGAAACTCATCATGGCTCTCACGCTCATCTTCTCTCTATCCACACCAGGCCACGCAAGTGCATCTGCACAATCCTGTCCCAAATGGGAACCCTTATTGGCTCAGCATTTCCCTGCCAAAGTCGTGCCGGCAATGTCCCGAATCGCTTATCGAGAAAGCCGCTGCAATCCCTCAAGCCTTTCGCCAATGCGCAAATCAACAGGCCGCCCTGATGTTGGGCTTCTTCAGATTCAGGGTTCATGGGCTACTGTGACACGCGCTGTCTGTAAGAAACAGGATGTGATCAAAGCCCTGCTAGACCCTAAATGCAATGTCAAAGTTGCTGGGTACCTATACAAGAATGGCGGCCTAAATCATTGGCGCGCCACCTCAGGAAAATAACAAAGGAAACAAATGGAAACATCAATAGGCGAGCTAATCGCCAAACTAACCAACCTCAGCCATAATCTGGCGCTTGAGCTGCGCTTTAAGGAATCGAGCCTGGTGCTTGAAGCCGTGGGTGCGCTTCATGCTTTGCCGAACATCGCTGAGACCATCAGACACCAATGGCACCCATCTATGAATGACAGTGGGCCATCTAAGGGCTTTTCCTACATCTCGAGCGCCCAGATGGTGGATGCTGATGAGTGAGTACACCCATAACGATGATGTAGCTGACATTCTCTATGCCAGGGAGCAGGAAATCATTGTGCTTAAACAAGCACTTGCACACTGCAATGCTGAACTAGACCGCCTAGAAAAGGAGCATGCCCGTGGGCTTTAATCTTGACGACTATGAGCCAGTGGCCAGCAGACTTGATCGTTTCCTCAAGGCACATCCTGATGCACGCATCATTACTGATCTAGTGCATTACCTATCTGATGTTTGTGTATTCAAATGTGAGCTGTGGCTTGATGATGAAATCATTGCTACTGGCTGGGCAGAAGAAGTGCGTGGCCAAGGCAATGTAAATAAGACCAGTCACCTTGAGAACTGCGAAACAGGTGCGGTTGGGCGAGCCTTAGCTAACGCTGGGCTTAGCGGCTCAGACTTTGCCAAACGCCCAAGTCGTGAAGAGATGGGCAAAGTTCAAAGGATGCAGGGCGACACTCAGATCACTGAGAACAGCAACCTTGCCAGCGATAAACAGCAGAACATGATTCGTGCCGTGTGCAAGAGCATGGGTAAGGTACCGCCGGCAAATCTTCAGAGCTTCAGCAAGCGCGAGGCCAGTGCCTATATTGACAGCCTCAAAGCAGGCGAACAACCAGCTCCTACCTACGACACAACTGAAGAGCTCTTCTAATGGTTGACCTTCTCACAATGCTGATCATGTGCACCTCGCTATTCATGTGCGGATTCCTATTAGGAAAAGACAAATGATTCCTATATCAGAAGCCTCATTTCTAGCCCAAGTTAAAGCACTGGCATACCAATATGGCTGGCTCGTACACCACCAGGCACCTATGCGCACACCAAGGGGCAACATCATCACTGGAGGCTCACCTGGCTATCCAGACCTTTGCATGGCACATGAGCAGAAGGGGCTGATTTATGCCGAACTTAAAACAGAGAAAGGCAAAGCCTCAGAAGCGCAGCTGCATTGGCTCAGAACCCTGCACCCTCACGCTGAGTGCTACCTGTGGCGACCATCCGACCTTGGGTTCATTGCAGAAAGACTGGCGACAGTATGAGCATGAGCATCCAACCGCATTTGTTCCCAATGCCACAGACAGACAACACCTCAGATGACTACTGGACACCCACATGGCTTTTCGATGCCCTAGGCGTGGAGTTTGACCTTGATGTGGCATGCCCACCTGGAGGCCCACCGCACACACCAGCTAAGGCGTTCTACACCCAAGAGACTGATGGCCTCACCAGTGAATGGTTTGGCAATGTGTGGATGAATCCACCGTTCACCAATATCCCACCATGGAACCAACGCTTTATGGCACACAAACATGGCATCTGTCTAGTACCTACATCTAAGTCTCGAGCCTTCTGCTCATTATGGGATGACTGTGACGCAATCATGAGACTGCCGTACAACATGAAGTTTGACCAGGGCGGTATCTATATGCCCACTATCCTCGCCGCCTATGGTGAAGAGAATGTTGAGGCACTGCACCGCTCAAAGATTGGCCGCGTCAGATGATGCTCCTGGCTTGGTATGCCCTGCTAATCTCCATCGGCATTGCAATACTTCAAAGAGTACGCAAGAACTAAATAGCTGGTACCTCATAATCTGGGCTTTGAGCGCCCTAAAGACTGAGGCTAAGTGAGGAAATGCCTACGGAGTGCTCAGGCCAGAGTCCGTTCCTACCTCCCAAGCCAGCATGATCTACAACTGAATACGACCACGGCCACATACGGGATTGCACTGTGTTGGTATGCACACTACGGAAGTAGGGTAGAGCTGGCGCACCCTATCACCCAAGATGACATACCTGAAAGGTTGTGGGGGTAAGTCGCCAGTGCAGCGTTCCCTAACGACATAACAAGGCGATGGTGTCCGTCCTTACAATTCCGGCAGCCTCAGCTACTTGCTGGAAGTGTGGGGGGCACAAACCTCAGAGACCGTCACGCACTGAGAGCAACCGAGCCTGCGAGGGCGCTAGTAACATCACCAACACACACCAAAGGAAAACCACCATGACCAAACGCAACAGCCCCGAATTCATGCGCAACCGCCGCATAGTCCTAGAGAACGAACCCATCTGCCACTGGTGCCACAAAGCACCCAGCACTGAAGCAGACCACCTCATAGAGGTAGATAGAGGAGGCACAGATGACCTCGAGAACCTATGTGGCTCATGCAAGAAGTGCAATGCAACCCGCGGAAACCATTACCTCAATGCAAAACGCACCCAACAACAACACGCAAGAGCAGAACACCTCGGCCTAGAAAAAAAACCCCTTACAAACCAAAACCACGAAAAACCCCAAACTTTTTTTAGAAATACAAAATTACCGACCCCGACCCCTTTTCTGGATATCTCTGAGAACGGTCATGACTCGGCTCAAAGCCTTTGTGAATCGGCTGTGATCGTTGGATTGGGGATTGAGGAGCCTCGGCTGGTTACGCCCACTGGGGCGTTTGGTTCCTACTCGGCTTTGGTGGGGGAGTGGAGCGAGCGCCATCTTGGCCGCACTCTTTTCCCGTGGCAATTGAGGGCATTGTCAGGCGCTCTGGAACATGATGAGGCTGGGAACTTCATATCCAGTACGGCTTTGATAAGTACAGGCCGCCAGAATGGTAAGACAACAATGCTTAGTGCCCTGGTTGGTTTCTGCCTTACTGAATTGCCGCGCATCTGGGGTAGGCCTGTGCGCATCATGTCAACAGCTCATGAGCTTGGTCTGGCCACTGAGGTGTTTGAGGATTTGCGCGAGGTGTTTGAACTATTAGAAGAGTCTGATTTGGCGAAGGTCACTTGGGCGTACGGCAGGCACCAGGTCAAAATGGTTGATGGCTCGGTTTACAAAGTCAACAGCGCCACTGGTAAAAAGCATGGTGGAACATGGGACATACTTATCGTTGATGAGCTCTGGGCCATCAGTGAGGCAACCTACTTTGGTGCCCTTAAACCTTCACAGATTGCTGTCCCATCACCGCTGGCATTTCTGGTATCCACAGCTGGTGACGAATCATCTCGAGCGTTCCTGAAGCTGAGGGAGCAAGCGCTGGGTGTCATTGATTCCGGCATTCGCTCTGATCTGTTCATGGCTGAATGGAGCCTTCCAACTGGCGTGTCACCTGATGACCCGATTTACTGGGGCTACGCGAATCCCAGCCTTGGTAGGACTATCACCATGAAGGGGCTTGAAAGTGCAGCTGCCGCACCTGATCGTTCCCAGTATCTAAGGGCCCACTGCAACTTATGGGTTGCCGCAGCCAACAGCTGGATAAACCCTGGCGAATGGGCAAAGCGCCTTACCACAAATCTTGCCATAGAAGGTGGCAATTCAGTATTGGCTGTGGACAGTTCTGTGGATGACTCGAAGTATGTGGGGATTCATTGTGGCCTCAACAGCGATGGTGACATTGTGGCCAGCGTTGCGTTCACCTGTGAGACGAACCGCCAGATGTGGCGACATATCGAGCGCCTGATGGAAAAGAACCCAAAGCTTAGGCTTGCCATCACCCCGACACTTGACCTGCACACCCCAGAGCCACTGATTCGCCGCCGCTCCCTTTGGGGCTATGCAGAAATGATTAAGTACACAGGCCTAGTCAAATCAATGATCATTGAAGGCAGGCTCCTGCACACTGGCGAAGAGATGCTGGCAGAGCATGTCAACAGAGCCACCCTTGTCAAAGCCAATGGTGCAGTCGTGCTCAGCTCGCAAAAGTCTCCAGGGCCGATTGAGTGCGCACGGTGTCTTGTGGCAGCTGCATCTTTGGTGTCTCGCCCAGGTCAATCTGGCAAAGCAATGATGGGCTCAGCGAGGTAGTTGCATTTGCAACTTGTTTGTGCGAGACTCCGCGCGTGGGATTCTTCACTCCAAAAGTTACGACTGCACAGATATCTGATGTTCCCGTAAAGGCTGCCGCTGGCGCTGGCGCTGCACAGATCAATGACTTCCTGGCTTACTCCACTGGAGCTGCCGAACAGCGAGCCCTGCAAAACCCCACAGTCTCACGATCTAAAGACCTTCTCGCCTCAATGGTTGGCTGCCTTGAATTCCGGCACTACTCCAAGCAGTGGACAGGCGAACGCTACGAAGAAATCTATTTACCGCTTGAGCCGTGGATGGAACAGCCAGACCCGAAGGTGACGCGCAACTTCTTCTACTCAAATATCTTCAGTGATCTCTTCTTCCATGGCCGCGCCTTCGCCTTTGTTACCTCACGCTATTCGACAGGCCTGCCAGCAAGTTTTACTTGGTTACCAGCCGCGATGTGCACGACACCGAACCAGACAGGCCCCCAGTGGTTCGGGCCCTCAGATGTAATCCAATTCAACGGCGTTGAAATCGGAGACACCAATGATGTCATCCAGTTCCTCTCACCAATCCAAGGTCTGCTCTACCAAGGTGCTCGCGCACTATCGATTGCAACACACCTAGACATTGCAGCAGACCGATATGCCACCCTTGAAACTGTCCCTGGCTATTTGCAACAGAAGGGCGGCGAGACTCTGGACTCCGACAGCCTGAGCGAGATTGCAGCTGCATGGTCACAAATGCGCAGACAAAACGCCATAGGGGCCCTGAACGATTATGTTGAGTTCAAAGAATTCTCGGTTTCACCTGCCGAAGTTGTAGCTGAGCAACGCAAGTATCAATCGCTTGAGATGGCGCGTGTTGCAAACATTCCTGCATACCTCGTATCTGCACCTCAAGAAGGTTCTGGTCTCACATATACCAATGTGCAAGACAGCAATCGTCAGCTTTATCTCTACGGAGCCAAGCCATTTCTGGAATGCATACAGCAAACACTTTCAGCTTCCAATGTGCTGCCACGAAATCGATTCGTTGAATTTGATGTCGAAGGCTACTTAGCTGAGGAAGCGCTGCAAGATGTCATGGTTGAACCAGTAGTAGAAATGCCAGTAGAAAGCCCCACATGATTCACTTCGTAAATGTCCCAATCACTCTTGATGCTTCAGCAGGAGATGATGCCCCCAAAACCATCACCGGCATTGCAGTGCCCTGGGCCCCAGTATCGGCAACGGTAATGGATGGCACCAAGGTCTCATTCGCTCGAGGCGCTTTTGACCTTAACATGAAGTCACCAAAGCTTCTAGAAAATCATGACATGTCAGCCTTGCGCGGTGTCGTGTCATCTCTTGCCGACATGCCCGAAGGATTAGGATTCACCGCCACCTTCGCAAAAACGGGCGCAGCAGCTGACGCAATCGAACTCGTAAAAGCAGGCGCGTACGACTCGGTTAGCGTTGGTGCTGTCCCCGTGAAGTTTAAGTACGACAAGAGCGGCGTAATGGTCGTATCCCAAGCTGATCTAATCGAGATTAGCCTGGTTGCTCAACCAGCATTCAAGGATGCTGTAATAACAGAAATCGCTGCATCAGAACCTGAAGATGCAACCGAACCCACCCCAACAGATTCCGAGGAGGAACCAGAAGTGGCAACACAAGAAAACCCAGCGGTTGAGGTCGAGGCTTCAATCATCCCAACTACCCCCATCTATGCAAATGCAAAGCGTGAGTTTAAGCTCCCGTCAGCATCTGAATACATTGCAACCTTCATTCGCGGTGGCCATGACTGGGCACAAATGAATGACAACATCCGCGCTGCCGCGCCAGATGTGGTTACCAGCGATATTCCTGGAGTCATCCCGACCCCAATCGTGGCCCCGATCTTCAACTCGTTTGTAGGGTCAAGGCCTCTTGTGGATGCAACATCAGTACGCGCAATGCCCCAAGGTGGTGCCATCTTCATCCGCCCAGTGGTCTCAGTCCACAACAGCGTGGGCACTGCTACGCAGAACACGACCATCACAGCATCACAGTTTGAAATCAACGATGTACAAATCACCAAGACAATCCAAGGTGGCTATGTAGAAATCTCAGAAGCTTCGCTTGACTGGTCTCAACCAGAAGTCCTTGGCGCACTTCTTGATGACATGGCTCGTGTCTATGCTGATCGTACGGATTTGCTGGCTTGCTCTGAATTGCAGACTGGTACAACCAACAGCAACAACTTTGCAAACGCATCAATCGCAGACCCTGCATACTGGGTTGAGTGGATGTACACCGCAGCTGCAGACATCCTCACAGGCTCAAATGGCAACCTGCCATCAATCCTGGCTGTGTCTCCAAATGTGTGGAAGTTAATGGGCAGCCTCAGCGATACAGCTGACCGCCCACTCTTCCCACAGGTAGGCCCAATGAACGCTTACGGTTCACTTAATGCAGCGAGCACCACAGGCGCATTTGCCTTCGGTCTCCGCGTAGTGGTTGACCGCAACCTCACATCAGCTGGCATGACTATCCTTGACCCTCGTGCCCTCGAGAACTGGGAAACCCCTAAGGGCGCAATCAGCGTTGAACAGCCTTCTCAGCTTTCGCGCCAAATTGCATTCAGAGGGTACTGGGCATCGAAGCTCATTGACCCAACACTCAGCATCAAGGCTGCCTTCGTCTGATAAAGACGATCTAGAAAGACTGCAAGACCATGGCCACCTTCAACCTCGCTTTTCACACGCGACTAGAGGACTATGCCGTCTTGCAGACTTTCGTAGATACGGACATCCAACCTCAAGACTCGGTAGTTGTAGCAGGCGCGGGGCACAACTTCAACGGCACTCACACTGTTATCTCTACCGAGCCTTATGAGTTCATTGGACTATCCGAAGAGGGCGACCTGCTCTTTGATTATCAGGTCATTATCCCTAACCAGTTCATCTTTGTCAGCGCAGGCGACGATCTCGAGCGAAGCATTGCCACCGGCACAGTCACTTTTACCCCCAGCCCGAGTTGGATTACAAGCGCGGATGTAACCAGTTGGCTGGGCATTGATGTCGCTACCGCCAATGACACCGCATTCATCGCTGTATGCGTGTCTGCTGCCAACTCTTGGTGCTTTCGCAAGCGTAGGGAGGCAGGTTACACAGACAGCCTCTCGAGCGCTCCTGACGGGGCATCAAAACTTGGGACAGTAATGTATGCCGCAATGCAGTACCGCTCGCGTGGCGCTGTGGATGGTTATGCTTCATTCGATTCAATGGGCATGGGCTCCCCCACCATGTCCCTCGGACAGATTATGCAGCTCCTGGGCTGTGGCAGACCTCAGGTTGCGTAATGGCTGCAACGGGCATTCTCTACGAAGCAGTAAATGCAACCAAGACTGCACTCACAGCTCTGGGACTCAAGCCTGTCACTGACCCTCGCAACGCTCGCCCTCTATCAGTAATGATTGAGCTACCCACGCTTGATGCTTTCACTTACAATGTCGGAGACATCAGGCTTGTGATTCGTGTGCTTGCTGGGCCACCAGGCAACCAAGACAGCGGTGACTATCTCATGACAACCGTTGACACAATTATGAACTCACCAATCGCCATAGTGGATGGAAGGCCATCTCTCGCTTCATACGGCGAACAGATGCTTCCTTGCTATGACATGACCGTTGCCGTAGCAGTACGGCGCAACTAGAAAAAGGAGCCACCAATGGCAACAACAACATTCCTATCCAACGCAACTATCGGAATCACCCAAGGTGCTACAACCACGGATTTATCCGATCAGGCAAACGCTTGTGTCATCACCATTGGCCAGGACAGCCTTGAGTCAACTGCCTTCGGGGACACAGGTCACCGCTTCGTTGGAGGCCTTCAATCAGTGGAAGTGAGCATCACATTCTTCCTCAGCTACGGCGCTACCGAAGTAGAAGCAATCCTTGCATCATGCGTAGGCACTGGCACGACAGTCCTGACTATCTCACCATCAGGTGCAACCGAATCAGCTACCAACCCTGAGTATGTGATCACCAACTGCATGCTGGCATCCTTCACGCCAATCAACTCCACAGTGGGCGAGCTCGCTACCGTAGAAGCTTCCTTCACTGGCGGCACCTGGGTACGCGACATCACCGCACCATAAACAAGAAACCACATCATGCAACTCACGCTCAAAGTCACAACAGACCAAACCACATACGAAGTCAAAACAAACCTATATGTCATCATTGCCTGGGAACGAAAGTTCAAACAAAAAGCCTCCAACCTTGCCACTGGCGTAGGACTTGAAGACTTGGCGTTCATGGCTTTTGAATCCTGCAAAGTTCAGGGCATCTCAGTGCCAGCAGTCTTTGATGATTATGTCAAGCGTTTGGTTGCGATTGAA